CGAGCTGCGGGAAATGCTTTGATTTATTAAGCGTCCTACAGCCGGGTTGGAAAAACTGACCCGTCGCTATGTCCGCGATGTAAAAAAGCGGATGAGAACCAAACAATACACGAACCTGGTAGCAAAACACCAGGATGAAGTGGTCGCTGCATCTTTCCTTGCAGCCGATACTTGGACAGCTTACCGTTTTGCGGCGCTGCCCTTGTCTCGGTCCTTGGTTGACGCAGTGAGCTTCGCCTGGGAGGGGGTCAAAAAACACCCTCCTCGGCGGACAGCTCGAGGTTTTAACGTTAATATCTCAGAGTCTAACGATTCTGTGGTACTCGACGGTAGAACCTTCGATCGCACGTGCACCGTAAATGAAAGGCTTAAGGCTTCAATCCTCTGGACTGGTGAGAACCAGAAGCATGATTGGCGTTATGAGCTAGGACTGCGGAACAAGGATATACCTGAGACGCTTTGGCAGTTGCTGCCTTTGTCGTTCATGGTAGATCGAGTTAGTAATATTTCAAACAGCATTCGTGCTGTAACTAACCTCCTTGATCCGTCCCTGTCGATCCTCGCTGGGAGCGTAGTGCGTCGTTCTGAAGTCACACAGACTATCAGGTTGTCGAAGCATTCTGCCTCCGGTTGGGATATATCAATTGCCAACCCGTCTACAATCACACAGAAATCCTTTGTGTATGAGCGTAGTACGTGGAACCCGTCCCTCTCCGACATCCGGCCTGGCTTTCAGCCTGCTGGACTAGTTGAGGACTTTACTAAGACGGCCGACCTCCTAGCTATTATAGTAGGGCGTCTTCAAACGCCGTATAACAAGGAGACATTGAAAAATGTCCATCGAAACACTGTCCGTTAACGTTAACGGCACTCCAGCATTTACCGGCGGTACTGCTACCGGTGTACTGAAACTGAGCTCTTCGAACCAAAGCAAGCGTGTTACGCTTGACGACGGTTCGCAGTTCCTCACGCAAGCTGATTTGGTGTTCAGCAAGTCTGACCCCAAAAAGGCTGCCAGTGCGCCTAACGGCTACTCACAGTGTCGAAATCGGGTTAGTTTAACTTTCCCGCATGCACTCGATAATGGGAAGTACACGGAAAGCGGCTGGGTCATCGAACATCGTTCAGACATCGAACTTACTGATGCTGAACGTTTGACCCAACGCATCACCGTTGCGCAACTCATCGTCAATAGTGCACTCGACGACTTTTACAACAAACGCTCGGTGGAGTAACGGTTGAACCGTTCTCTCCTGCTCCACGTTGTCCTCGCTGTGTTAATATGGCGAGTCGTGGAGTTGAGTGTTAGCCGTTCCGAGGCGCGCAATCCTGTGCGCCTCGATTCCAGATTAGAGGAAGATCCCCATGACTGGAAGAGTACCTACGAGGTTATCGAAACCCTCAAAAGACCGGAAGAACCGCTCTTTTAAGCCCGATGTTATAGCCGACAGGCTACAACGGGCTCTTCGACGAGATCTGGACCCGCTTCTACATGAGTATGCGGACTCAGAGCACGCCCTTGGCATGGCGCCAAGGTTACAAGCAGAACAGTTCCTTAAAAAGTACTGTTCAGAAGCCACAGTTCGTGAAGACCTTGAGGCCGCTGCATTCCAGAAATTTAGGAATGTCAACGACCACATGGGTGAAGTCGATCGACGCTTGTCCAGGGATCTACCCTGGGAGCATAGAGGACCGATCACGAACTCGACCCCTCGTTCTACAGCTTTGCACCTTCGGGCGCAGAGTTTAGTGCGTAAGGTTTTGGGCTCCTTTGATGTGGATGAGTGGTTCGGTGAGTGTAAAAACTCGTCGGGCACATCCATTGGTGTTACTTATGACGACACCAGTGTAGAGAAGAAATTCTCCTTCCCCATCAGTGTTACGCCGCGTGCTAAACCGTACTTCGAGCAGTACATGGTCTGGGATTCATCCCTCGCCAGGCAGATCAGATGTCTGAACTGCGATAGCCCTCACGGGCCGTACGAACTCGTAAACGGATCTCGTGCTACTACGGTCGATAAGACCTCGAGTGTGCGCCGGTTCATCGCTATTGAGCCCACTGCAAATATGTATCTGCAGCAGGGCCTGATGTTGATGATGTATAGCCGGATGTCACGCTTCGGTCTGGACGTTACACGTCTTCCTGACGCACACGTCAGGCGCGCGATGATTGCGTCGATCACTGGCGATGAAGCCACGATTGACTGGTCAAGCGCGTCTGACTGTCCGGCTG